CCCGTGGACGTGGATCGCGTTCTGGGCTAGTTTGCCGCGTCATGAGCTACGGCGATGACATTCTCGACTTCGACCCCATCGCTCTGGTGGTGTTCACGAAGGAGAACACCCATCATCTGTCGTGGGTTCTGCACCCGGAGCGGCGGCATTGCTTCGCTGTCATTCCGGGCGCATACGCCGCGAGCACGTCGGTCGAGGTCAACCTGACCAAGAGCGGCGTGGTCATGACGCCTGCGGGTGGCTCACCGGACGAGTTGATCCCGCACTACGAGAAACAGGGGCTGGAGGTCGTGGAGGTTCCCTACCGACCTGCGAAGAGACAGCTCCTTCCGACGGTGACGAACAGCTGCGTGGGCCTGACCAAGCAGCTGATCGGCATCAGAAGCTGGGCCATGACGCCTCACCAGCTGTGGCGTCACCTGACGATGGAAGGACACGTCTCGATGAACGTGCAGCTTGACCTCACCCTACCGGGCTTCGGCGGTCCGAGTACGCCGTCCCCGCCCCCTCCGCCCGATCCTCTTCCCGCACCGCCGACCATGGCGGACGCCCGACGAGCGCGCGGTCAGTTCTCGCGCATGCGCGGCACTCGCAACCCGGCCAACGTCACGAACCAAGGCGGAGGCGGCGGTATCGCCATCGAGGGCAGCGTGAACCAAGCCCTCAAGAGCCTGACGGGACAATGACATGGTTGCGACCCTGACCCCAGAGAACCTGCTCAGCAGCCCGCTCACCGGCAAGAAAGGCGCGGCCTACAAGCGCTATCAGAAGCTGGAGGATGATCGGTCGAGCTGGCGAACGCAGTGGATCGAGATCACCGACTACCTGCTGCCCCGGCGCGGGCGCTATCTGATCGAGAGCCAGAACTCCAAAGGGCGGCGTCGCAACAACAAAATCCTCGACAACACAGGCGGCCACGCTCTGCGGACGCTCAGCGCCGGGATGATGTCCGGCCTGACCAGCCCGGCCCGCCCGTGGTTCAAGCTGCAGACGCAGGACCCCAACACCATGGACGCACCGGGTGTTCGCGACTGGCTCGGCCTCGCGGAGATGCGCGTCAGGTCGGTCCTCAGCAGCTCCAATTTCTACAACATGGCCAGCACGATCTACACCGAACTGGGCGCGTTCGGCACCGGGGCTACGCTGCGGCGACGGCATCCTAACAAGCTCGTGCATTTCCGCCCGTACACCGCTGGCGAGTACGTGATCGCCGAGAACGAGTTCGGGCAGGTCGACACCATCGGTCGGAAGTTCACGATGACCGTGGCGCAGATCGTCGAGCAGTTCATCTGGGACAAGGCGCAGGAGCGGTTCAACTGGGAGAAGGCGTCGCCTACGCTGAAGCGCCTGTGGGACCGTCAGAACTACGACGAGCTGATCCAGATCATCCACATGATCCAGCCGCGCCGGAGGGAGAACATCGACCTCCGAAAGATGGACGGCCTCAACCGGCCCTATGCCGACCTCTACTTCGAGCTGGGGTCGGACAACGACGTCTTCCTGCAGGAGGGCGGCTACAACCGGCTGCCCGTCTACGTGCCCCGCTGGGACACACTGGGCGGCGACGTCTACGGCTACGGCCCGGGGATGGACCACCTCGGCGACATCAAGCAGCTGCAGCATGAGCAACGGCGTAAGGCGCAGGCCATCGACAAGATGGTCAACCCGCCGATGCGCGCGGCCAACGCGCTGAAGGGCAAGCCGACCACCGTGCTGCCCGGCGGCGTGACGTACATCGACCCGGCCAACGGCGAGGCCGGGTTCGCTCCAGTCTATCAGGTCCGCGTCTCGATCAACGAGATGATGATGGACATTCAGGAGGTGCAGCAGCGCATTCAGCGCGGCTTCTACGCCGACCTGTTCGCCATGATGATCAACTCGGACCGGCGCATGATCACGGCCACCGAGGTGGTCGAGCGCCACGAGGAGAAGCTGGTCCTTCTGGGGCCGGTGCTTCAGCGCCTGAACTCCGAGTTCCTCGACCCGCTGATCGAGGATGTGCTGCTGATGGTGATGGAGGAGGGTCTGCTGCCTCCGCCGCCGGAGGCGCTGCAGGAAGCCGAGGTCGAGGTTAAGTACATCTCGCTGCTGGCGCAGGCTCAGGAGGCTGTCGCAGCCTCGGCCATCGAGCGTGGGATGTCCTTCGCTGGCAACCTCGCCGCAATCAGCCCCGACATCATGGACAACATCGACACCGACGAGGCGTTCATGGAATACGCCCAGATCATCGGCGTCCCGGCCAGCATGCTGCGCGACGAGAGCGCGAGGACCGCGATCCGCGAGGCGCGCGCAGCAGAGATGCGGCGGCAACAGGAGATGGAGATGGCACAGCAGGCGGCTGGCACGGCAGCTCAGGGGGCGCAGGCCGCCGAGCTTCTGAGCCGCGCCGACGCTCAGGGACCGAACGTCCTGCAGCAGCTGCTGGGTCAGGCAGGAGGAGGCCCAAGCCCTGTCCCGTAAGATCGTCACAGACGCCTCAAGCGAGGCGCAGATCGAGCGCGCCCAGAAGGATGTCGACGACCGTGACCGCGATCTCGACAGCGTCCTGAAGACGGAGCGCGGTCGGCGGTTCCTCTACGACTTCATCTACGTCGACTGCCACGTCGAGCGCCTGAGCCACGTGGCCGGTGACATGCACGGCAGGGACACGGCTTTCAACGAGGGCGGCAGAGCGGTCGGCGCAGCATTGCTGGAGCGGATCAGGAGCCAGAACTTTGCCGCCTACATGCAGATGCTGGCTGAAAACCACGGAGACGAATGATGGCCGAAGAACAGACCGGCGATGTCATCGACGACACCCAGACGCCGCCCCCGGGCGACGACGCGAAGCAGGACCCGCCCCCGGGCGGAGCCGACGACATCATTGACAGCGGCGATGATGATGATGCAAAAGCGAAAACAGACGATGATCTGCTGTCGGATGACGAGGCATCGGACGATGAGGGTGTGCCAGACCAGTATACCTTCGAGCCTCCCGAGGGCGTTGCCATCGACGAGGCTGTGCTTGAGGAGTTCAAAGGGATCGCCAAGGAGATTGGTCTGTCCCAGAAGGGCTTCGACCGTCTCGTAGAGATGGACCTCAAGCGTTCGCAGGCTGCGACAGAGAAAGCTGTCGAAGGCTGGAACGAAAGGGTGAACGGTTGGCGCGAAGGAGCGCGGACCGACGGTGATATAGGCGGCGAGAATTTCGACGCCTCGGTGAAAACCGCGAACCGTCTGGTCAAGCAGTTCGGCGATGACGGACTGCGTGCTCTCCTCAGAAGCCCCAGCGAACAGAACCCTGAAGGTCTGGCAATCGGCAACAACCCTGCCTTCCTGCGTTTCGTGAACCGCATCGCGGCTGTCATCAGCGACCCCGACCCCGTGGAGGGCGACGACCGTCAGGCACCTGACACGTCCTTCTCGGCGAAAGCGGCGAAGATGTATCCGTCGATGCAATCGAAGAAGTAGCTCTGAAGAAGGAGGGCCGACATGGCTGTTCTGGGCACCAACAACCCGACCCTCGCCGATCTGGCGAAGGTCACCGACCCCGACGGCTCCATCGCCGACGTGGTCGAAATCCTCAACGAGACCAACGAAATCCTGCTCGACATGACGTGGCTGGAGGGCAACCTCACGACCGGCCACCGCACGTCGATCCGGTCCGGTCTCCCCTCGCCCACGTGGCGTAAGCTCTACGGCGGCGTCCAGCCGACGAAGAGCCGGGCAGTGCAGGTCACCGACACCTGCGGCATGCTCGAAGACTACGCCGAGGTGGACAAGGCGCTGGTCGACATGGCTGGCGACCCGGCGGCCTTCCGGCTGCAGGAGGATCGTCCCCACATCGAGGGGATGAACCAAGAGATCGCCGAGACCCTGTTCTACGGGGACGAAGCGACGGCACCCGAGGAGTTCACCGGCTTCGCGCCGCGCTACTCGGACCTGTCCGCAGCCAACGCCGACAACATCATCGATGCGAGCGGAACGGGATCGGACAATGCCAGCATCTGGCTGATCTGCTGGTCGCCCATGACCTGCCACGGGATCATCCCCAAGGGGTCGACTGCTGGTCTGCAGCAGCGCGATCTCGGCGAGGTCACCATCGAGGATCAGGACGGCAGCAACGGTCGCATGCAGGCGTACCGGACGCACTATCGCTGGGACGCTGGCCTCTCGGTCCGCGACTGGCGCTACGTGGTCCGCATTGCCAACATCGACCGCTCGGACCTGACCGTCGATCTGTCGACAGGCGCGGACCTCAACGACCTGATGCATCAGGCGTGGACGGAAATCCCGAACACGTCGATGGGTCGTTGCGTCTGGTACATGGACAAGACGGTCCTGTCCTTCCTCCGTCGGCAGACGTCCAACGCGGTCGCCAACTCGACCCTGTCGGTCGACATGGTCGGCGGCACCATGCAGACCTCGTGGGGTGGCATTCCGATCCGTCGGTGTGACGCTCTGTCCATCAACGAAGCTCGCGTCACCTGACCCGAGCTTGAAGAAAGGAGAACCATCCCATGATCATGGATGAACTGCTTGAGTTCGCTGACAACGTGGACGTTTCCGGCACTGCCGGAACCGCGCTGATCGGCGACGTCATCGACCTCGGGGCCACCCCGCAGGACTTCGGCCACGGGGAGCCGATGTATCTCGTCATCCAGTCGGGTGACACCGAGATCATCACCGGCGGCGCGGCTGGCACCATCAAGTTCGAGCTTGCCTCGGACGCGGCGGCTGCCATTGCGACCGACGGGTCGGCGACGACCCACATCGACACCGGCACTTTCGTGACGGACGACACGGCAGCCAACGACGACCAGATGGGTCCGAACAAGACCATCTTCGTCGGTGCCCTGCCGACGGGCGCTGGCCGCGCCTACGAGCGCTACCTCGGTATCCTCGCGACCATCGCGACGACCACGGTCACGGCGGGCACGATCAACGCCTTCCTGACCAAGGACCCGAGCTACTGGCGCTCCTACGCCGACGGCCAGAACTGATCGGCTGACTGACTGAGGGGCCGCTTCGGCGGCCCCTCTTCCCATGACGAAAGGAAGAGCGATGGCTATCAAAGTTCGCTTCGACAAGGACGGCTGGTATCACCCGGCGTTCGGTCGACTGGGCCGTGGCGACAAGGCCGCTGGCACCATCTACAACCTGCCCGACATGTTCGGTGAGAAGGAGACCGTGAAGGTCCCGCTGCGCGATCCGCAGACCAAGCGCCCCACGGGCGAGTTCCGCGAGTACGAGCGCTTCAAGTTCCTGCCGCGCACCGCCGAAGTCCTCGACGACACGGACCTCGAAATCCTGAAGGACGAGGCCGAGGAAACCGGAGAGGCACCGCCCAAGGTGGTCCGCCCGAAGGTAGACCCGGCGGAAGCTGAGAAGCTCCCGGGCAAGGGCAAGGTCGCCAAGGCACAGTCCGCGCAGGAGCGCACCACCGGCGAGAAGACCACGGCCCGCCGGTCGGCCAACAAGTAAGGGGGGCACCCCATGTCTGTCTCTGAGGTTCAAGTCGCCAAGCTGGCGCTGCAGCATATCGGTGATCGGTTCGACATCACCTCCCTGTCGGAGGCGTCGACCGAGGCCGAGCAGATCAACCTTGTCTTCGACAGCCTCAGAGACGCACTGCTGCGCGAGCACCCGTGGAAGTTCGCGCAGCGGTTCGTGTCGCCCAGCGCCTTGAGCGGCACGCCACCGGCCCAGTGGACCTACATGTTCACCTACCCGGCGGACGCGATGAAGGTGCAGTACATCGTCAACCCGCTTGACCGGGACGACCGGACGATCCCCTTCGACGTACTCGTGAACAACGCGGACGTGAAGGTACTGGTCACCGACGAGCAGTCGCCGGAGTTCGCCTACACCAAGAAGATCACCTCGCCGATCCAGTGGGACGCCAGCTTCGTGATGGCGCTCAGCTGGCGTATCGCCGCGCACGTGACCCTCCCGCTGACCGGCGACAAGGAGCTATCCAGCGCGATGTACGACACCGCCGAATACTGGGTCGGCATTGCCAAACGCGAAGATGGGAACGAAGGTATCGCGCGCAACCAGTCGCAGGACCCGGACTGGATCAAGAAGCGGAGCTGACACATGGTCAAGATCATCCAGCCGAGCATGGCGGGCGGAGAGGTATCCCCCGCCGTCAGTGCCCGGATCGACCTCAGCAAGCGCGCTGTCGCCGTCCAACTCGCCGAGAACTTCATCCCGACCTTCACCGGGGCGCTGCGAAGCCGCCCCGGTCAGCAGTTTGTGGCGCGGGCCAAGCCGGGATCGGACACCTACCGGATCATCGAGTTCGAGTTCAACTCGACCCAGACATTCGTGCTGGAGCTGGGCAACCAGTACATGCGCTTCCACGCGCTGGGCGCGCAAATCCTCGACAGCGCCAACATCAAGACGATCACCGGCGCGACGCAGGCCGACCCGGTCGTGGTCACCTCGACGGCGCACGGGCTGAGCAACGGGGACGAGGTCTACATCGCCGGGGTCGGCGGCATGACCCAGCTCAACGGTCGCAACTTCCTGATCGCCAACGTCGCCGCGAACACCTTCGAGCTGCGGGACCTGAACGGCACCGACGTGGACGGCACCAGCTACGGGGCCTACACCTCCGGTGGCACGGCCACTCCGCCCTACGAGATCGCGACGCCGTGGGCGGACGACGATCTGTTCGATCTGGGCTACGCGCAGTCCGGCGACGTCCTGACGATTTGCCACCCCGACTACCAGCCGCGCGAGCTGCGCCGGATCGACAACGACACGTGGGAGCTGGAGCTGCTCACCTTCGTGCCGGATCATCCCGAGCCTGAGAACATCGCCGCGTCGACAGCAACGGCACCCGCCAGCACTGGTTCGATCACCGGGGCGACGCAGGCTAACCCGGTCGTGGTCACCTCCGGTAGCCACGGGCTGACGACAGGAGACCGCGTCTACATCGAGGGCGTGGTCGGCATGACGGAGCTGAACAACTTCCTCTACACGGTCACCGTCCTGAGCGCGAACACGTTCGAGCTGGCCTACATCGACGGCGTCGACGTGGACGGCACGGGCTTCACCGCCTACAGCTCCGGCGGCACGTGGTTCGAGGCTCCGCGTCCTCGCACCTATGCGATCACCGCCGTCAACGCCGACGACGAGGAGGAGAGCCTGCGCGGCCTGTCATCCCGGTCGATCACGATCACGGGCATCACGCAGGCCGACCCCGCCGTCGTCACCACCAGCGAGGGCCACGGCCTGAACAACCTCGACGA